CGTGGTCTTCTGGCACTATGGAGGCTTCGCAAACCGGCAACGGCGTTGACGGCATTCTGGTCTGGGGCGCAGACCTCCGCGTCGGCACCTCGGCAGGCGACTACCAGCGGATCGAGGCTGCGCCAACTGCTGGCGGTGGTGCTGTAACCTACGCCACGACGAGCACCATGGGCGGCGAGGTGTTCAGGCCGTATCTGTGGTTCGACGGCGCTGATGATGACATGATCATCGCAAACACTGACGGATTGAACTTCGGACAAGGCAGTTTCTGGGCGCAAACTGGATTAGCGTCACGCGGTGCTGCCGAATACGACGTTGTGTGGGGCAAGGGATCGAATGCTTCCGCTGACAACATTCGCTTGTTTATTACCTCAGCAAACGCTTTAGGAGTGTTCTGGGGAATGGACTCACAATATTACGCTCAAACTGGTTCTATCACTAAAGAGGCAACACAGATTCAAGAGTGGGGTGTCAATGCAAGTGCTCCGCAGGCTTTCTATGCCATCAACGGAACGGAATACACGCCCAGCATTACGTTGAGCGGCACCGGAAGCAACACAAGCATTGCACGAATCGGCGTTGATACTAGTGGCGGGTATCGTACTCGGATGGATCTGTACGGGATGATCATTCGCAAAGGCACGATTCCATCTGCGACTGATCGTGGAAACGCAAGACGCTACATGGCTTCGAAGTCTGGGGTGACGCTGTGACCGACGTATACCGGAACATGGTCGTGACCGCAGCCGACGCGCCCGTGGCGCAAACCATTGCGGTCGGCATCAGCCCCGTCGCAGGCGCGAACATGTGGATCACGCCGCTGTCGGCCACGGGCAGCGAACCCGCCACGCACTACATCTCGACCGGCTACATCGGCCCCGAGTGGGAGGTGCTGATGCCCCTCCAAACCTACGCCCGCGACGAGAACGGCGACTGGGTGCTGGCCGACGTTTACATGGGCGATCCGCAGGCGCTCTACGACGCATGCGTGCAGTACGGCGTGCAGGTGACGCAGCAGCAGATTGCGGACCTGTTCAACAACTCGGACGTAACCACGCAGGAGCCTGCGGAGGCGCTTGCGCGCATGGGCCTCAAGCTGGTGCAGGCAGGGGAGCCGTGAGCGAACGTATCACTACCGGTGACCGCCGTGGCTGGGACTTGTGGCTAAAAGCTGCGAGCTTGGTTTGCACGGGCGTAGTGCTGCCCGGCGCTGGCTGGGCTGTATCGGTACATCAGCAGCTTGTCGATATGGATGGCCGCATCAGGTTGCTTTCTGCGCAGATAGAAAGTGACCGCAACGGTGTTAGCAGCCTGCTCCTCGAGGTGCGCGAACTGCGCCGTGAGTTGAGCGCAATGAAGACCGAGTTGGTCCAAAGGATCACCCGAGTCGAGACGCAGCTCGAGCGAACTAAGTGACCATAACAACTAGGAACAATCCTAGCGTGCGAGCGTGACTGAATATGACCCTTCGGACATCCGAGGCCAAGAGCGGGTTCATGCAGAGAGGGCTGAACAAGCGAAGCTGGCCAAGGAGTCCGAAGAGTCAGACTTGGTCTGGCTGATGAGCAGCAAAAGGGGCCGTCGCATTGTGTGGCGGCTGCTGGATCAATCCGGCGTGTTCCGGCTGAGCTTCAACACCAATGCGATGCAGATGGCATTTGCTGAAGGTACACGGAGCTACGGCAATCGCATGTTGGCATTGATTCATGACCATAGCCCTGAGCTGTATCCCGTGATGGTGAAGGAACACAACCGTGACAGAAGTGCTGATGACGCAGACCGCAGAAACGCCAACTGAAGCGCAAGCCGCAGCACCCGCGTCTAAGACTGACACCAGTCTCCTGACGCAGCAGCAGGCTCCTAAGCAGGAACCGCAGGTAGCCGACAAAGCTCCTGTGGCTCAGGACAAGGCTCCAACGACGGCTACGGAGGCACCCAAGGTTGCCCCTGAGAAGTACGAGTTCAAGGCCCCCGAAGGCCGTGAGTTCGATGCCGAGGTCATGCAGACCTACACCGAGGTGGCCAAGGAACTGAACCTGACGCAGGAAGCCGCGCAGAAGATGCTGGACAAGCTCGCCCCAGTCCTCGAGGGCAGGCAAACCCAGCAAGTCGAGTCGATCCGCAATGGATGGGCGGAGGCTTCCAAGGCAGACAAGGAGTTCGGCGGCGAAAAGCTGTCGGAGAACCTTGCCTTTGCCCAGAAGGCCCTCAACCAGTTTGGATCGCCCGAGCTTCGGTCGCTGCTGAACGAGTCGGGTCTTGGCAATCACCCGGAGTTGATCCGGCTGATGGTCAGGGCTGGCAAGGCAATCAGTGAGGATCGTTTCGTCGGTGGATCTCCTGCGTCCGGCAAGGGTGCCGGGTTCAAGAGCTTCAACGACTTGGCTTCAGCTCTCTACCCCAACTCCTAATCACAAGGATAAACCATGGCTGTTCTCAGCTCGAACAATCTTACGCTGGCCGATTGGGCCAAGCGCACCGACCCCGAGGGTCGCATCCCGGTCATCGCGGAACTGCTTTCGCAGACCAACGAGATCCTGACCGACTGCGTGTTCAAGGAAGGCAACCTGCCGACCGGCGAGCGCGTCGTGATCCGCACGGGTCTCCCCACCGTTTACTGGCGCTCCCTGAACGCTGGTATCCCGAGCAGCAAGTCCACGACCGCGCAGGTCGATGAGGCGTGCGCCATCCTTGAGGCTCGCTCCGAGGTGGACAAGGATTTGGCCATGTTGAATGGCAACACCGCGCAGTTCCGTCTGTCGGAGGACAGCGCGTTCCTCGAGGCGATGAACCAGAAGATGGCTTCGACCATGTTCTACGGCAATCCCTCGGTGGACCCGAAGGAGTTCCTCGGCCTCGCGCCGCGCTACTCCAGCAAGGCCGCTGGCAATGGCCAGAACATCCTGCTGGCTGGCGCGACTGGCGCGGGTGGCACCGAAGACAACACCTCGATTTACCTCGTTTGCTGGGGCGACCAGACCGTTTACTGCCCCTTCCCGAAGGGTTCCAAGGCTGGCCTGCTGCACGAAGACCTCGGCGAGCAGACCGTCTATACGCAGGCGACCAACAACGCCTCGACCTCGCCCAACGCTGGTATGGACCGAATGCAGGCGCTGGCTACGCGGTATCAGTGGAAGAACGGCCTTGTGGTCAAGGACTGGCGCTACGTCGTGCGCATCGCCAACATCGACGTGAGCGGTCTGTTCGCTGGTGACAGCGGTCAGGCTCCCAGCGATGCCACCGCGATCATCAAGCTGATGGCTCGCGCCCTGTATCGCATCCCGAACATGAGCATGGGTCGCCCCGTGTTCTACATGAACCGCACGGTTCACTCGGGCCTGAGCATCGCCGCGATGGACAAGTCGCAGTACGTGCTCAAGGTGAACGAAGGCTTGTCGCAGTTCGGCACGCCGCAGTCGTGGCTGTCGTTCCTTGGTGTTCCGATCCGCTGTGTTGACAGCATCGTCAACACGGAAGCCCGCATTTCCTGATCCCTAACCACAAGGAGATAATCCATGTATACCGATAAGAACCTCAGGGTTAGTACGGAGCAGGCAATCACCTCAGGCACTCCGTTGAGCACCGACTCGGTGGACCTGACGGTTGCACGCGACATTGGCGAAGGCAAGTCCTTCTATGCCTACGTCACCGTGCAGACCACGTTTACTGGCGGCAACGGTCTTGCTGTGCAGGTCATCACCGGAACTGGTGTTGACAGCAACGGCCAGATCAACGCTGGCATTCAGGTGATTGGCGCTTCCGACTCGATTCCGGTGGCGGCACTTCTTGGCCCTACCGGACAGAAGTCGGGATACGTATACGCCATTCGCATCAACCCGCTTGTCGCGGGAATCACTGCGTCTACGGCTTCTCAGGAGAACCGTGGCGCTCGCTACCTTGGTCTTCGCTACGTCGCTGACGGCACGTTCGGTGCTGGCAAGGTCAACGCGGAGTTCGTGGTGGACATTCAGGATGGCCGCAAGGCTTACTCCTCTGGCTTCACGGTTGTCTGACCTGAGGCCAAAGGAGGCTTCTCATGATTCTTGACCAAAAGCTCAAGCTCGCAACGGACTTCTCCATTGCGGGAGCTGGACTCAACGGAACCATCACCGATGTCGTTGACCTTGACACGGTCCGCGGCCTCGGTGGTGGCTATCAGTTGGCTGTCCACTTCCGCTGCAAGGAGACTCCGGTACGCAACGCTGCTGGGGCGTATTTCCAGTTCTTCGCTTTGGTAGCTGATAATGCGGCATTGACCAGCAATGCTGTGGTTATTGCGTGTTCACCGCCTTGGGGCAGCGTGCTTCACGCTGGTGCTCAGCTTCCCACCTTTGACACTAGCGTGTTGACGGGTGAGAAGTCGGACACCACGCGATTCAAGATGCCCATTGGCAAGTTCCCAGCGCCGACTTCGTCGCTGTATGAGCGAAGGTATTTCGGCGTGATGTACGTCAATCACCTTGTGCCTCTTGCTGCGCCATACGACACCTTGTGGTTCTCGGCTGGCAAGTTTGACATTGACCTTGGTCTCGACATCGACGATCTGGGCACTGTCTACAACAAGAGTTTCACCATCACCTGATCGGAGAAAACATGGCTCGAGTTCGTGCAAAGGTAGTTGTGTTTCTTGATAACGCTCTCCGCGTTGCGGGCAGCGAGTTCGACTACGACGGCCCCTTCAACAAGTACCTTGAGTACCTTGATGGCCAGCCGCCAGTCGCAACCGTTGCCAAGCCCTCGGAGGCAGTGACCAAGGAGGCTGCGCCAACCGCTACCAAGCGGAAGTGGACGCGGCGCAGCAAGCCTGCGACACAGCCCGAGACCACCTTCTGATCCTTTCGGTTCGTTCTTTGATCGGGGGAGTCGTTGGGCAACCACGGCTCCCCTTTTCGCTTTCCACAGACCTCAACCATGCAGAAGTTCACTGGCGACCTGTCCGACAGCTACGAATACGCAATCGTATGGTGGGGGCAGTCTAACTCTCGGCCTTGGGGCGACCGCGACCTTGAGGGCTACGTCAAGTCACCGCACCTGAAGTTGGCGCAGGCGGGTCAGGATCTGACGATCAATCGCATCGAGGGCTACC